CTAACGGTGATGTTTTTGCATTTAACATTCCAGAAGACGGTGTACTTTTTCCAGGCGGAATGAAAGTATCTGCAATACCAAACGTAACAGCAGCGACTTTATTGATAGATAAGTAGGAGGTTAGATGGCTAACACTACTTCGGGTACAACAACTTTTGATAAAACATTTGCTATCGACGAGATAATCGAAGAGGCATATGAGAGAATAGGTATGCAAGGCGTATCTGGTAATCAGTTACGTCAGGCAAGAAGATCTCTTAATATCATGTTTCAAGAGTGGGGTAATAGAGGACTTCACTATTGGGAAGTAGCAAACAACTCAATTACATTAGTTAGTGGTCAAGCAGAATACACAATGTTTAGATCAACAGGCGATGGCACTTCTAGCACTACAGCTGTATATGGTGTTGACGATGTATTAGAAGCTGTTTACAGAAATTCTTCAAGTGTTGATTCACCTCTTACAAAAATAAATAGATCTACGTATCAAGCTTTATCAAATAAAACATCAACAGGTCAACCATCACAATATTTTGTACAGAGGTTTATAGATAAAGTTACAATCACTTTATATTTAACACCTGGTTCTTCAGAAGCTGGTAATTTTATTAACTACTATTATGTAAAAAGAATACAAGATGTTGGTGACTACACTAATGCAACAGACGTTCCGTACAGATTTGTACCATGCATGGCATCAGGTTTAGCTTATTATTTATCACAAAAATTTAAACCAGAATTAACTCAAAACATGAAACTATTATACGAAGATGAATTACAAAGAGCTTTAGCGGAGGATGGCTCATCATCTAGTTCTTACATAACCCCAAAAACTTATTATCCAAATGTCTAATTTTGCAAAAGGTAAACACGCACAATTTATATCAGATAGATCTGGTATGGCTTTTCCATATAAAGAAATGGTTAAAGAATGGAATGGTTCTAGAGTACATGTATCTGAGTTTGAACCAAAACAGCCACAATTACAGCCAAAGCCACATGGCGCTGATCCTGAAGGTTTACCTATGGCAAAACCAGATAGAACAGAGCCAGCTACACAGAATTTATTACCAGGGAATCCTTTTAATATAACATCTGGTAGCACAACAATTACAGTCACAGAGCCAAGTCACGGAAGATCTACTTCAGATACCGTTGTTTTTAGAAACGTGGATGGATCTCCAGGAGGTTTAGCTTTTACTGTATTTGAAAATTCATCAGGATTTAGTATAACAGTAACAGGGACAGATAATTACACGTTTACAATAGGATCAAGTCCTACGGTAACGGAAAGAGCAGGAGGAATGTTTGTAACGGCAGGGCCGGTAACATTAACACCATAATGGCAGGAATTAGTTATTCAGGATTAGTCACACAAATTAGAAACTACACAGAAGTAGATTCTAATGTTTTAACTACTGATCAGTTAGAAAATATTATCTTAAACGCACAATATAGAATTATGCGTGATGTCCCTATCGACGCTGATAGGAAGCAACAACAAGGTAATCTAGTTACAGGTCAAGAAACAATAAATGCTCCGGCAGGATGTTTATTTGTTAGAGCTGTGCAAGTTTATGATTCAACTTCAGCCATAACAGGTAATAATAGATATCTAGAAAAGAAGGACGTCACATATCTACAAGAATATGTGCCTTCAACAGAGACAGCAAAAAGAGGACAACCTAAGTATTATGCTATGTTTGGGGCCGCTACAGGCAATACAGACACGACTTCAGGGCGATTAATGTTTGCTCCTGTGCCTGATACCACATATAAATTTAGGATTCATTATAACGTTATGCCAGCCACATTAGCGTCTGATAATCAGACTAACTATATCAGTCTAAACTTCCCTAACGGGCTATTATACTGCTGTCTAGCGGAGACGTACGCTTTTTTAAAAGGTCCACAAGATATGTTGACATTATACGAACAAAAGTATAAACAAGAAGTAGACAAGTTTGGTGTAGAGCAGATCGGCAGAAGAAGAAGAGATGACTACACAGATGGCACAGTTAGGTTAACCGTTCCGTCAACAAACCCGTAAAAATTAGGAGTTAAATTATGGCAATAACATCAGCAATCTGTAATAGTTTCAAAACTGAAATTTTAACAGGCACTCACAATTTCACTGCATCAAGTGGAAACACGTTTAACTTAGCATTGTACACATCTTCAGCATCTTTAGGAGCTAGTACGACGGCGTACACAACTTCTAACGAAGTTTCTGGTTCTGGATACACTGCAAAAGGAAATGCGCTTACAAGTGTTACTCCAACTTTAGATTCATCAACAGCTGTTTGCGACTTTGCTGACACAAGTTTTACATCTGCTTCTTTCACAGCAAGAGGATGTTTAATTTTCAACGACTCAGCAACAGGTGATCCAGCAGTTTGTGCAATCGATTTTGGTTCTGACAAAACTGTAACGAGTGGTACTTTTACAATTCAGTTTCCAACAGCAGACGCATCAAACGCGATCATCAGAATAGCGTAAGGGAGGCTAACGGATGTCCGTTACTCGAACCTTTACAGTAACGGTAGTCTCTACCGACTCCGGTAATAAATATTTTATTGATGGCGTACAACAGGATACTGTTTATTTAGCTGAGGGCAGAACTTATCGTTTCGATCAATCTGACTCATCAAACAGCACACACCCGTTAAGATTTTCTACAACATCAGATGGTTCGCATGGTGGCGGTTCTGAATACACAACAGGTGTAACTACGAACGGAACAGCAGGACAAGCTGGGGCGTACACGCAAATCACCGTAGCCACTTCCGCTCCAACTTTATATTATTATTGCACCAATCATTCTGGCATGGGGGGACAAGCTAACACTCCCATAAGTAGTTATTCTCGAACGCTTGCAGTAACAGTTGTTTCTACTGGCTCTGGAAATAAATATGCTATCGATGGCGTGCAACAAGACACTGTTAATTTAGCTGAAGGTTACACTTATATTTTTGATCAATCTGATTCTTCAAACAGTGGTCATCCTTTTAGATTTTCAACAACAAGTGGTGGAACACACAGCGGTGGATCTGAATACACAACAGGTGTAACGACAAATGGAACGCCAGGGAGCGCTGGAGCGTACACACAAATTACAGTCGCAGCCTCCGCACCAACTTTATATTATTATTGTTCAGTTCATTCCGGTATGGGTGGACAAGCAAACACTCCAACTTCAAATACTTGGGGTCTTTTGAGTTGGAACTACAACTCTTGGGGTGATCAAGACTCTACTACAGTTTCAGTTACAGGACAATCAGCAACTTCTTCCGTAGGAGATGGCACAAACATGGGTGTGCCTGCCCAAGGTTGGGGTGGAACTACTTGGAGTAATGGTGAGTGGGGCGCAGTTACAGACAATGGCGTTGAATTAACAGGACTTGGATTAACAACATCTTTAAATGCTACAGGTCTTTTATCTTATACATTAAATGGTTGGGGTAGAAATACTTGGAACTCAGAATCTTGGGGCGACAGTAATAATCCTGTTTTAACTTTAACTGGCCTATCAATGACATCTTCCGTTGGAAGTTTAGAGGCTTTTAACGAAAAAGGTTGGGGTGGTAGATTTTGGAACGAAGGTGAATGGGGACAAGTTGGTGATACATCCTTAGAGTTAACAGGTATTGGTTTAACAACAAGCATTGGAACAGTTACAGCGACAGGAGAGATTAACACTGGTTGGGGCAGAGCTGCTTGGAATGATGATGCTTGGGGTATACAAGGTGACGTATTATTAACAGGACAATCAGCAACAACTTCTGTCGGCTCATTATCTCCTGCGGATGTAATGGGAGTTACAGGAGTTTCTGGAACATCAAGTTTAGGCTCGCCTACAATAGTTGGTGATGTTTCTTTAACTTTAACTGGTCAGTCAGCGACGTCTTCTGTTGGATCAGTGATTGCAACAGACGTAATGGTTCCAACAGGCGTAGGTGCAACATCTTCTGTTGGATCAGTAGTCATAGAAACGGCTTATGATATAACTGGTGTTTCTGCTACTATTTCTTTAGGTTCCACGGACGAGACTTCAAATCCTATAATTATACCAAATGGATTTGGCATGACTTCTAGTGTAGGATCTTTAGCGCCTGCTGATATTATGGGCTTGACTGGATTGT